CTTCGGGTCGATCCTAAACACGGGTTCAATATCTTGTGGATCTCGGACCGTCGAGTTTCGCCCACCAAACTCAAACTTATATTTCTTCTCAAAGTCGTAAACATGGTAGACGAGTGCATCCTTGCATCGATAAATGAGGATGAATTTATATCCCGAGGTTTTGGATAGCGCTCGAGCGGCCTCGACCTTCTTGTATGAAATGATGAATGGCAGTGAGCCGAATTTAATGTTAGCCGTTTTTACTTCCAACCAAGCGAATTTCTCGCCAGGACCGCAGAGTAAAAAATCAACCCGCCACCTGAATGCTTCGAGCTTTATAAAACTGCAACCCCACGCATGGCTCAGAAAACTTGCAATCTCCCGCTCGTTGTCGAGATCCCTTTGCGACTCGTATCTCCTACCCATTCTCTCCCCTCTCCACGATTCGAGCGATTTGCTCGGTTAATTTCTGTATGGCCCCCCGCTCTATCCGATTGACGAGTTGCCGGGAAATCCCTGCCTGATCGGCAATCTCCGACTGCGACATGGGTCCCGTCCCAACCTTCTTGAGCAGGCTTCGAATCTTGGCATCGTTCGCCATCTGTTTTGCCTTATTGTTCTTTGCCATCCTCGCCAACCGTCACCCATTTATCGATAAAAGCTTTTGGGAGTCCCGCCTCGGACACATGATGGTCATTCTCGTCGGGCTCGAATCCCTTCCGACCGACGTGAATGATTTTCGTGAGGATCTCGTTAGTGACTCCCCATCGCCTAATCGCCCAAGCCTCATTCGGGAATCGAACGTCATCAAAGATGATTGTCTGCTTGCCGATATACGGGTGGACCATTCGATATGCGGCATCGACCCATATGTTCGGATATACGCTTTCCCTGCCCCACTCAGTCCCGAGTGATTGGAGCATATACCTGACCGTGCAATGCTCGGGAAAGCCAGGAGGAGACTCCTCCTTTTGTTCGATCCAACCTTCATGCGGCAGGATCGTGATGAGCATTTCCTTTAAGGGTTTGGCAAATGAGAAGACCATTCCATCGAGTGTCTTCGCATAGGTTGTTTTACCGACCCCCTTCGGCCCACAGATTCCGATTATTTCTACATCCATGTCGAAAAGACTCGAAAGATGCCGAGTAAAAAGGAGGCGAATACAAACATGATCGTCGCTACGGCGAGCATGAAGAACAGGATGCTGAATAGTTTTTTTATTGGTTTCATAATTTCATCTAAATCAATTGGTAAAAAACTTTCTTCAACAAATTCATTTCGCTACGATGCAACTTCTTCTCTTTGTCAGACTTTTTTAACCATGTGTTATCATTCGTTAGCCGTGCTATCTTCGTATCAAGTATTAAACACAATTGATTTAACTCTGCCTCAGTAAGTTTTAGTTTTTTAATCGCCATCAGTAGTGTGTTTTGATTTCACCCTCCGCCGCCAAGGGTAGCCCTGGCATATAGGATGGCTCTTCGGTTAGTATTTGAATCAGTAAGTCGAGAGCCGCCTGTCCCTCGTTCTCGCCCACCTCCACGGTGATTGAATCGTGAACGTGGAGACAAACGGGCAAGCCGGCGGCCTCGCAACGAATGATCGCATCGGCAAAGATTTGACGGGCTTGGCATTGGACGAGGTTTTCCATGAGAAGCCCGCCGTATAGCTTGGTCCTCCCCTGCCCTCTGACCTTTTGGGCGGTGATCTCACCCTTGCCATCGACTTGCACATTGAAGTATCGAATTGGAGCCTCGTCACGGGTTTGAACGACTACGCATTCGGGCGTATCCTTTGCCTGTTCACGAACAAAGTCCTCGAGGGCTTTCCATTGATTGACGATCAGGGGATTGTTTTTTCGGTAGTCATTGACTTGCTTCTTTGCCTCGACCTCGGTCATCTTGACCTTCCCGCCTGTCAAAGCCTCGGCCACTTGCCCGAACTTTTTGAACCCGCATCCGTAGCCCAAGCCGAGGACTCTCGCTTTGCATAGGTGGCGAAGTTCGGGGGCAAGATCTTTCATCGGCTCGTCATGGTTATATAGTCCTGTCGCTCGACCATGTGCCTCGTACAAATCGATTCCCCCTCGGACTAATCCGAGAAAGTCCATGTCTCCAACTAGGTAAGCAAGGACTCTAGGCTCGATTTGAGAAAGGTCGGCCGAGACGATCACCCGCCCCTCGGTCGCCTTCAGGCAACGCTTGGCCGAGGTGCCTTCGACTTCGTCCCGTGGAATGCCGTGAAAGTTTATTCCGCCCGTTCCCGAAAATCTTTTGGTATGGGTCGCCCCGCAATAAAGCAGACGGGTCGAGACCCTGCGATCGGGTCGGGTTCGTAAAATCAGTCCCGTATAAAATTTATTTGCCTTGTTCGCTTTTCTCCACCGAGTCATCGCATCGAGGACAGGCGAATGGTCGGGATTCTTAGCCTTCCATATAAGAACATCAGGATCGTCCTCCTTGGTGGATGGAGGAGCCTGAACACCTTTCATTTCAAGATACTTACCCAAGGCCAAAGGTGATGTTGGCTCGGCTCCTCGGCCATCCTCGGTTACCCAAGGGAGGAACTTTTCCATCTCCTCCATTACCTTCTCGGTCTTGTCGATAAAAGTTTGGCAGAGTGGCCCGTCGAGTGGCATCCCTCTCGAGGCAATCTTTCGATTGAGGGCGGACAGGATTCTCTCCCTCTCGGGGAATCCGAGTTCGAGTTCCTTGTAAATTCGCAAGCAGGCTCGGCTGTCGTTCAATGCGTATTCTTTAAATTTCGGGTTTGCCGTAATCTCTTCGGCTGAAAGCCCTGCCATTGCATCCCGTGCATCTTTTGCCAAGTGCTCACCGAATAGCTCGAAATAAGCTTTGGCGAGGGATCGGGGCAATTGATGCCAGGATGCCATGTCGGCTGTACATATCCATTCGGCAGGCTCGAACAGGGGCATTTGGCCTCGCGCCATTGCCATCCTTGCGCAGACCGAATCAAACTCCGCATTATGGGCGACAAGCTGTTGGCCTTGCAATCGATCCACGGGTAACTGTTGGGGTGGACCGACCCATTCAAATCCATCGTCTCCGACAAGGGATACGAGAGTTACTTTAAAGGAGAGTGCTTTAACATATCGATCCAATCCCATCGTTGCGACCGAGTAAGATTTGCTCCAAACGGTTTCGAGGTCGAAAGCGATCAAAGTGAATCCTCCTGCAAGATCGTTACGGCCGACAGGACCGCATTTTCGAGGCTTGGAAACTCGAGCTCGGGCAAATCGGGATTGTCGATTTTAAGCATCCAAGTCTCCTTCTCGACGTTGAGCGAGGCATCGGCTTGGCGAGGACCGACCTTAATAATCACTTTCTCCCCTCGGGGAATACCATAACCCATTTTATATTCAGCTTTCATCTTCATCCTCCTCCTCATCATCTTCATCATCGAATTCATCTTCATCGGAAGCCCAATATTCGTCGGCCAGCCAATCGTCGTTTGGTTCTAATGGGTCTATTTTCATAATGTTTTTGCTATTTGTTTTCCTATCCACTCGGCCACGTTGACGGTGACTGCATTTCCCATTTGTTTATACCTCGGTCCATCTGCCTGTTTGGCCACCTTGCCCGTTGCCTTCCACTCGTTCCCCTCAAGGGTCAGTCCCATCTTTTCCGATGTCCAATTATCGGGGAATCCCTGTAGGCGCTCACATTCGATTGGAGTGAGTCGGCGGACGGTTAGAGGCGCATGAGCCACCCCCACGCCTTCCCCGCCCTGCTGGCTTGTCACCACATGGGGTGAGTTGTCGTTATGGTTTTTCTTTAATGTGCCTGACAGTTCAACTTCAGGCTTTTGTCCAAATCCTCTTGTCATATCGGATGGTGCAAAAGACATTACCTTCGGCCCGCTCGCATTTGCGATGCCCGTTGCGCTCGTTACAGTAGCGCTCGTCTCCCCCGTCAGTTCGCCATTGTAGACGTCTGCTCCTTGGGCCAATAAAGTCTCACTCCCTCCGCCTAAATCTCCGCCTTGGGATCGCAGGGTTCCGCATCCTTGCTCGTACCCTCCGAAGCTACTCGCCGTAAAGCCCAGCTCAACATCTCGGGCAGTTCCTTTCCCCGCTTCTCGGCTCGGCGCAGGATGCCCTGACACGCCTTCGGAGAAAGCGAGTATTTCGGATGTGGATTCGCCTCCAAAATCTGCGATAAGGAAGACACGTTTCCTCCTTTGCGCCACTCCGAGGTATTGAGAATCAAGAACTGACCATCCGACCTCACTCGCCCCGATGTTGTGTAACTCTCGGATGCACCTTGCAAAGTCGTAACCATCTCCGCTAGACAGCAATCCTTTGACATTCTCAGCGATTGCGATGAACCTACCTCCGCCAACTCCTCCTCTCCGAATAGCTCGCTCTGCGAGTTGTTTGATAATGCGTGTTGCTTCATAGAATAATCCTGACCTTTTTCCATCTAATCCCTTTCTTAAACCAGCTTGCGAGACATCCTGACAAGGAAAGCCGTATGTTATAAATTCACAATCGGGCAGATCATCTGCCGATACTTTTGATACATCGCAGAACAAGGGAACATTCGGCCATCTGTGCTTTAATACACCCGCCGCATTCTTTTCCCACTCCACTTGGGCAACGCATTCATGCCCCGCTATTTCCATGCCGAGATCGAATCCTCCGACCCCTGCGAATAAACTAATAAACTTTGCCATTCTCTCTATCCTTTTTAATTGTTTCGGGCTTCCTAAAATCGACGCCTGACATTGGCCTTTTGCGACTTACATTTGTCCGAAAAACCTTCCCATCGGAATCAACGCTCAACTTGTTCTTGTCCCAAAATTTCTCGTATGCTTGGGAGATCAAAATGTTGATGCTGACCTTATCCTTGTTTTCCATGTTCCCTCACCTGCTTACGCCACCTTCTCATTAAAATATCTGTGACCAACGAGGAGGCCGAGACCCCCCGATCTCGGGCCTCCTCTTGAATCACGGCTTTGAGTGTCTCGGGAATCGACACAGCAAAGCACGATACGGGCTCGCCGAAACGATACCACATTTGGCGTCTAGTTTGTTTTTCTTGGGTCATAGCCTTTTACACTCCTCCATATTGCACAGGCCGCTTTGAATACGGTCCATGCATCCTTGATTTCAGCGGGACTGTATTTGATCACCTCGAACCGACCAGGCTCCACGGAGGACACATAACAATTTGCCCCGTGGATTTGTTCTGCATCGACGAGATCGGCTCCCCAATATGTCGCCGCATAGGCCGCGATCTGATGAACTTGGAAGTCGTAAGATTTGACGGGAACTCCTTTCTTGGTTTTACGAGTCTTCCAATCGATGACGAATTTTTCTTGGTTCTGTCCGAGCCCGACAATATCAACCGTTCCCGCAAAACCATATTCTAGATTAGTCATGGTCTTTTCTCTTTCGATGAATCGGAGTTGATTCTCCTGCTTCCAATCGAAAGCTGGCTTAACATATGGAAGTAACTCCTCCTCGATGGGCTCACCCTCATAGAATTTCTCGATCGCATCATGTATCCTCGTCCCAAACGATGCCGCCTCTTCGACGGGTTTTTCGTGCATGACGAGGCATCGGTTTGCATAATCTTCAAAACTCTCCCCGTCTTGGGCAGGGCTTTCGTGAGCTATGCGGAGCAGTTGATCCTGTTTCCAACGATCAAGGCCAGGCTTTGAGAAGATCCCCAAGATGCCCGTGACCGATGGAAATAGGTTATACTTTCTAGCCTCCTTGAGGGTCGTATTTTTTTCGCCCTTCCCCGAGGCAAGGGGCATGGTATGCCGAGGCTTGGCCTCTGCGTCATACCAATGTCCACCCCCACCTCGTTTAGGCGTTGCTTTAATGATAGCCATGTCAGGAAACGACCATGTCGATCACTACGGCCAACCATCCGAGCATCAAGCACCAATGAATCGGATTCATCAGAAAGGAACCGATTCGGATGGTGGAGGTGTGAACTGCCCACCAAGTGTCTGCTGACCTTGGGCAGGTTGTTGAGCCGGCTGTACGGGCTGAACCTGTTGCACGGGCTGTACGACTTGCTGTACAGGCTGTACGGGCTGAACCTGTTGGACGGGTTGCGCTTGATCAACTGTCATCGAAGTAGCCACTTGAGCTGGCGCCATCGGTTGGACAGGCTGAACGGGGGCAACGGCGGGTGCCGAGGGAGGATTGTTATCTTGCGGAACCGTGAAGTTCGCAAGGTTTGGGACCGAGCTTGCAAGCTGAGGCATGACGGGAGTGATCGAGGTGATGTCACTATATTCAGTACCTTTTCGACTCATTTTCCCAACGATACTGAGCGTAGCTCCCATACCCACCATGCTTTCGGTGTCGAATCCGATTGTTGGAGGATGGCCGAGCCAAGAGGTAAGAGTATTGAAAAGCTTACTCTTGTCGTTGCTCGAAATTTTCATCTCGTAAGTTTGAACCATCGATCCATCGGCTAAGCCGAAGAGGAAACGAGTAACGTCCTTGATTTCCATGACGATGGGCTCATCGGGACTCGCTCGCCACTTCGGAGCCTCGTAGTTGAGTGTATCCTTGACCGCCAAGCAGACAGCGACGTGCTGGCCTGCGGGTGCAGGGTCAATAGCCCACCCTGTGATCGGGCCGTCTCCCCCTCCGTTGTTTGATTGTGTTATAATAGCCATATTTATTTAGTCTCTCTATCTCCATTTTTACGGGTGGAGGCCCATTGTTATTTGTTTATAAGAAAATGTCTTAGGATGAGAATCGCATCGGCCGTCTTTTGAGTCAGCCCACTGACCGATGGGAAAAATCGCTTGGCGTGATTAGTCAGAGCTTTTTTCCTTTGGCTGTAGGAAAGCCCCTGCAATCCGCCCAAGCCCTTCTGCCATTCTTGAGGGCGAACAAGGGTGAATGGAATCTCGGCCATTCGCAAAGTCCCCTCAATAAAACCGCAATTTTTCCCGAGCTTAAAGCTTCGGGAACTTGGGATCATCTTACCCGCAAAGGGCGGGACCAATTCGATCACCGCCTCGATTTCTGTTACATCGGGATGATCTTTTAAGTCCTGAATATGCTCAACAAATTCAAAGTCTTCGCCAAGCTTGTGTAGGTTGATCGTGGATAAACCGCCCCAAGCGATTGCGTAACCGCCTGAAGCACCTGGATCAATTCCGATGGTAATCTTCATGCGGCCTCCTCGAGCACTATTGAAAGCGTGTTCCGAATGTCTTCGGTCAGAAACTTGAGTCCGACCTTTCGCCATTTGAACTTTGCCGTCCAAGTGCTTACCTGGCGGTCGGTGAGGCGAAAGATTTCTTTTACTTCCCCTTTGGTGAGGAAAGTGCTATGGTAGTTTAAAAGTTGGTCCATGAGGTGTGTTAGTAACACCTCGACGAAATTTTAACCTCCCTTATTATTCACTCAAAATGTAGTGAAAAAGACCATATCGCATATTGTGCGAAGCTAATTAGTTAACCTCCCGCCGAGGTTTTGGTTGATTTGTGAAAGAACATGAGAGCTTTGTCTCGCTTGTCGATAAACCATTCCCATTTATTGTGAGGAGTGTCAACTACCTTTATGACTTTTTTGTGCATTAAAAAAAAAGTCTTTAATTATCAGAGGTTTGTGCAACATAACTTTTATTGTTTAACTTTAGCAGAAGCCTTGGCTCGCTTCAAAGCTCCTTTTAGCTGTAGCATTCTGTAGTAGTTAGAATCGCCCCTTACTTTCTTTTTCCCGACCCCATTTTGACCTCCTATTTGGCCGAGTAGTTTGGCGGCCTCCTTTATCCTGTTCCCCCTGTAATAAAGCTCCCAATCGATCCTTTGGCCACCTCTCGCACAGAACGTATGACCTCGCCAAAAATTATCACCGACGGGCTCCTGAGTTTTCGTGTTCATATTGCACCAAAGGCCCCACTTGCGATGGACTGCCTCGGGCATCCTGACGAGCATATGTTTCTCGCTCTTGGCAAAGCATTTTCTCTTCTCTTCCTTATAAGAAATGACGCAAACCCAATCGTTTCGCCAAGGCTGGTTTTTTATCTTTTTCCCTTTTTTCATTTTTTCCCTTTTTTACACTTTCAACCCTTGCGTAAACAAATGGCGCACTTATTCACAATTACAAGCACAAACTTACAGTAACTTACATAAGTTAACGCAACGGGTTGGGCTTAGTTTAGCCCGATGGGGATAGGAGTTTAGCGAAAGCGTTCGCTTAACTCACCCTTGGCCATCGATGCGGGAGCCATGAAGCGATTGGCTGGCATCGAGCGAGATTGCTGTTGGACTCGATTGGTGGGTTGAGCCTTTGGTGCTTTTGGATCGGAGGGCATATAGTTTATATTCCTCTCCCCCGCATCAAAGGTTCCCCGATTGCCTGTGGCCGATTTGATTTGTTCGGGGGAGAAGGCGACATAGATGTCAGAGGCAAAGTCGTTCGCTTTATCAGTTATTTTTGCTTTTACTCCGTCAAACCCTGTAACCTTTTTAAGTGCGATATTTATAAATTCAGCGTTAACCCCCGCACCCATTAAATCTCCTAGTTGATCTAAGGCAGTCTCGTTTTTTGATATTAAATCGACTGCATCATATAAACCCCCATAGTCTGCTAAGAAACCCTCATCGATTGGTACTTCAGGATCGTATTTATGTTGCTCTTCGGCGATCTCCATTAAAAGAGTCTCCAAAGTATCAGCATCAAATCCTTTTTGTTTTACAGACATTGGCTTTTCTATGTCCAAATAAACCTCCATTAAGCGACCATCTTTTCCCATATAGGATTGAGCCATACCTTTATCAGTAGCAAAGTAGAAACCTTGTCCTTCCATCCGACCTAAGTTGCCAATGCGGTCATAATCGAAAACATTAAATTCCCCGCCAGGAGTCCCATGATAAACCACCAACGGCTCGCCGTTATCATCGACTACCTTGGACTTGCCGAACCAATTTTTAAAGTATGGCGATTCAACCCCCTTCTCATTCCATAGCTTTGCGGCCTCGGCTTGCTTCCCTTTCGATGCACCCGCTTCGGAGGCAGGCATGAAAAGCTTCTCGGTAATCGCGACATCGGCCTCATCGAAGATTACATAATTGAAATCGCCCTTGCCTTTGCCTCGGGATGCACCATCGAGGTATTTGATGCCTGGTATGCCGGCTTCTTTTAATCGCCTTGAAATTTCAGGCTCGGGCATATTCTCAAGAACATTGTCACGAAGTTCCCGATAATCCATATCCTTACGATAATCCCATAAGTCCTCGCCATCCTGTTCCCGAAGGAACTTCTTTAGCTTCTCCTTGACCCCCTTGGGTTGCTCGGACAGAGGCTTATCCCATAGCAGATACTCGTTCTCCTTCGGGGCGAGCTCGACTTTGTAGAGGGAGCCTTTGTTTAATGATTTGGAAAGTAGCTCCTCGTTTAATTTATCCAACTGCTTTTGAGCTTTATCAACTTCTGACTCGAGTTTTTTGATTACAGCTTCAGGAGGAAACTCTGTTCTTATTGTAAGTTCTCCAGTATTCTCATCAGTTATAAAGTTACTAGCGGCTTCATCATACGCCTCTTGTGCTTTTATGACATCGTCTTGAGCTTTATCTAATAGCGGTGAATATTTTTCGTAAACCCCATCAGGATATTTCACGCCATGTTGCCTAGTAAGCATATCCTTGTAATGCTCAGCCACTTCCCTCTTCCCCGCAAAGTAAAGCCCATGCCCATAGGCTTGCGCCCCCTCGCCCGTCCCGATCTGCGAGGACTTGAACTTGCCTAGAGGAGCACCCTCCTCGGCCTTGAATGTGTGCGGGGTTCCATGATAGGCGGCAGGCATGAACTGCTTGTCCCGCAAAATGGCGGGGGGACTCGAATCAGACGGGGCTTTCTCCGCCGGCATGAAAAGTCTAAGGTTCTCAACGGCCTGGGGATTCTTCGGGAGGTCGAGGACATGGGAGCCGAACTCCTGCGAATCCAACTCCGCTTCAAGTCTTGTCTCCCGCCTGACCTTCCCCCCGCCTATCTTCTTTGAGATCTTGTTCGCTACGGAGACGAGCTCTCGGTCGTAGAATGATTTCATACCCTCCCCGCCGACCTTCAGGTCGAGTCCTTCAAGGTGGGCAAGACCGTCTTCCATCTTTTCCAAGGCTTTTTTAGCAGGCTCCTTGCCGATGTAATCCGCAAGCTTTTCTTTTGGGATTTTAGTTTCAAGCGTAAGGAACTCCCCGCCCATCTCATCAGCAGGGCGAGCCATGATTTCGTAAGTCCCGTCACCATCTCGAATCACTTCAATCGCATCCACTTGCCTGCTCAAATCATATCTCGCCGCATGCCCCTCGCCATCCAACCATGCGATTCGATCATATCCGCCCTCCAAGGCTTCCTTGATGGCTCGCTTAAGCCCGAGTGCCGGCCAATTCTTCTTAAAGGGAGCGTCGGGGACGGTATCGGGGAGATTGTCAAACTTACTAGCATACCCTTCCTTCCGCCCTTTCTGATGCCAATCGGATTGCAGTTCCTCGATGAAGAGGACTTTCTTGCCATCCACATCGATGCGGTCGTTTAGGCGGAGGTGGAGGAGGACGTTGTCCTCGTTGAAGTGGGGATCTTTAAAATTATCTTGCGACTGTAATTTTCGGATTCTTGCATTTATTGCGCCTATCTCGGGGCTAAGAGCATTGCTGTCCCAATATTTCCCCTCGGCTTCCAATGCTTGCCTCTTTTCGAGGATTGATTGAGCCTCTTGCTTGAGGGCTTGGATTTCCGAAGTATTTGCCGAGTTCTTCGGCAACTTGATCAGCACCTCCCTGTAGTTGGTCCCGCCGGGTTCTTGGTAGTCGGAGAATTTCGGCTCGCCGCCAATGGAGTTTTCCTCCTCTAACCTCGGAGCGTTCTCCTTGACGAATTGCTCGACCTCGGACTTGGTCACGCTCTTGCGATCCTTCAGCCAATCCATAAGACCGATTTCCTCGGCATACGCCTTCGATCCTCCCGACTTCAAAAGAGCCGCTTCAAGTTGTCCTCGGCTAAATTTGTCCTGCTTGATGCCGGGCAAAACTTCGTCTCGAATATTGTCAGGCAAGCCGAGTGGGCGATCATCCGAAGGCATAAACATCTTCCCCCCTCCCCTGTCGGCTCTCCGATGAGCCCGACCCATCGCATCTAAAAGCTTATTTTGATCAAGCCTGAGCTTGCCCGCTTGACTCTCTGCGATCGAGCCATCCATCCAAGGGCTTCCGACTTGAATCAGAACGTCGGCCACTTCATCATAGACTTTCGGACCCTTTGGATTGATTCGATAGATCTTCCAAAAGTTTGGCTTGCTCTCGAGGGATTGAGTGGCCTTGGGCGGGGAGAAGTCGAGTTCCATTTGGGGCATCATTAGCTTTTGCCCTTGTGGAGCCATTAAGTTTTTAGCCCTTTCCAAATTAAAGCCCGATGCCGTGCCCGATCGTTTAGCATCGAATATCCGA